GTGGTGATCGCGGCTAATGCCATGCTGATGATCCACAACCCCTGGACCTACGCGGCCGGAGACGCCGAAGATTTCCGCAAAGTGGCCGACGTCCTCGATCAGACGATGGAGGCGATCATCGCAGCCTACAAGGCCAAGGCGCCGGACATCGATGAGGTCGAACTACGTCGGCTGGTCGCCGCTGAAACCTGGCTCACGGCCAATGAGGCTGTGGCACTGGGCCTGGCCGATGAAGTCGGCGATGGGATCAAGGTCAAGGCCTGCCTCGGCCAGGGTGGCGTGCTGCAGCGTTACCAGCACGCACCGGCTGAACTGCTGGCCCAGCTCGACGAACCACCAGAACCAGATCCGGAGTTAGAGCCTGAGGATCCGCCACTGGTTCCGCCTGTGGTCGACTCGACCAAGTTGGCGCTGATGATCACCCAGCGTTGCACGGAGGCGGGCATTAGCAACCTGGTCGCGCCGCTGCTCAGTTCGACAAAGCTTGAAAGCGAAGAGATCGTCCTGGCTGGCCTGGCCCGCGCCCAGGCGGTGAATGACCTGTGCGTGGCTGCTCGCTTGCCGGAATTCAGTGCCGAGTATGTCGCAGCGGGTCTGGATGCTCCGGCGGTGCGGGCGCGTCTGTTCGACAAGATTGTCGGCAGCGGCAAGGGCTTTGAAATCGACAACAGCCTGCCGCTCGACGATGACCCTGCGCCGAAGGTGCAGGCCAAACAAATCGATCAACCTTCAATCTGGGCTGCTCGACAAATCGCTCAGTCTGGAACCGCGCACGGCGCGAAAGGAGAAAGAACATGACCATCAAAAAAGAGCCGATCCACGCGGGTGAATTTCTCCTGTCCGAGGGCGTCGGGAGCATTTCGCGCGAGTCGATCAACGTAGCGGCAGGCCCTGCGCTGGATCCGGGGCAAGTCCTGGGTCTGGTGACGGCCACGGGCGAGTTTGCCCCGTACCAGCCGACTGCCGAGGACGGTACTCAGACCGCCGTGGCGATTCTCTTCGGACCGCTGGGTGAGTCGGATGTCGTGCGCCGTGGCCGCGCCGTGGTGCGGTTGGCGGAAATCAGCGAAGCACATCTAACCGGGCTTGATCCCGATGCCGAAAAGGCACTGGCTGACCATTTCCTGATCGTCCGCTAAGACCGTCAGTCACATTTATCCACCCCGCCTTGAGCGGGTTTTTTCATTTCGGGAGAGTACCCATGGCCGAGATCGCCATTTTTGACGACGAAGCGTTCACCGTCACCGCGCTGACTGCTGCACTCAACGATCAACCCTACCTGCCGGGCCGCATCAGCGCCTTGGGCCTGTTCCGCGAGGAAGGCATCACCACTCTGACCGTACAGATCGAAAAGGACGGTGACACTCTGGCACTGGTGCCTGCCGGTGAGCGGGGTGGCTCTGGCCTGGTGGTCGCAGCCAGCAAGCGCAACCTGATCCCATTCAACACCGTGCACCTGCCGGAGCGTTTCACTATCAAGGCCGACGAGATCCAGGGCATTCGTGCCTTCGGTACTCGCACCGAGCTACAGGCGGTGCAGGACGTGGTCAATGCCCGCCTGGCCAAAGCGCGCCGTCAGTTGGACGCGACCCATGAGTTCCAGCGCATGGGCGCACTCAACGGCTTGATCCTTGATGCCGATGGCTCGACGGTGCTGTTGGACCTTTATGACCGCTTCGGTGTGCAGCGTCAGAAGCTTCCCATGGGCTTGGCTGATCCGAGCACTGAGCTGCGGGTTATGTGCGGCGAAGCGCTGGATATGCAAGAAGATGCGCTTGGCAGTGTGACCAGTACCGGTTCCCGCGCCTTCTGCGGCAAGAACTTCTGGAACAAGCTGATTGTTCACGAGTCGGTGAAGGAGACTTACCTTAACAGCCAGCAGGCGGCGGCACTGCGTGGTGACGCCCGGGAGAGCTTCGAGTTCGGCGGCATTATCTGGGAGCGCTACCGTGGCAAGGTGGCCGGTGTGTCTTTTGTTCACGACGACAAGGCGTTGCTGGTCCCCGAGGGAGTCCCCGATCTGTACATCTCGGTGTTTGCGCCGGCGGACTACATGGAGACGGTCAACACCCAAGGTATTCCGTACTACAGCATGATCGAGCCGCTACCGTTCAACAAAGGCATGGCCGGCGAAGCCCAGTCCAACCCGCTGCACCTATGTACCCGACCTCGCGCACAGATCCTGCTGGAGCTCTGACCGTGGGCTTTCGCAGCCTGGTCGCCGAGGTCGACGCGGTGGTGTTCGAAACGCTGGGCGACACCGCACGGATCGAGGGTCGCGAAGAACCGGTGTTCGGTATGTTTGCCGCGCCCTGGCTGCAACCGAAGCTCGGCAAGCTCAACACCGGCTTACGTGAGCCTCGGTTTGAGATCCGTGTCGGCGATTCGCAGGGCCTTGAACGCGGCCTGTTGGTCAGCATCGATTTGCCTGCCTTGGATGGCGGCGGTGATTACGACCTGCTGCAGCTGGAGCCGAGCGGTGACGGCCTGGTCGCCTTGATCTTGAGGTTGCGCCCATGAGCGTCGGTAGCCATTTCAAACCCTCGGCCGGCGGCGGGATGATTTCGATCCAGTCCTCCGCCGTCGACCTCCAGGCGTTTCAGGAGTTTGCCAAATTGGTGCCCAAGGCGGCGGCCGTCGCGCACCGTCGAGCGATCAACAAGACACTGGGGTGGTTGCGCACGCACATCGCCCGGGCTGTCAGTCGCCAGGAACGCATCGCCGTCGCGGCGGTGCGTCAACGGTTGCGCAGTTACCCGGTCTCCGGCGGGGCGACAAGCGGCAAACTCTGGTTTGGACTCAACGCGATTGAGTCCAGCCGGATCGGCCGCGCACGGCAAACCGGCAGCGGCGTGTCGGTGGCAGGGCGGCGATACCAGGGTGCCTTTCTCAAGAAGGTCTACGGCAACAAGCCCGACATCTGGATTCGCACCGCGAGCAAGCATTTCAACGCGGACGACTACCCCGACAGCACGGTGTCACCGGGGCGTGGGCCGAGTTCGGGATGGGTCGCGGAACACGGCAGTCGCTTTCCGCTGGCCAAGGCCAAAGTGTCTCTGGAGCAAGCCCGGCCGCACTTCGACAGTTGGGTGCGAAAGGCCGATGAACGCCTGCTGGAGATTCTGAAACAGGAACTCAACTTTGAGCTGCAGAAGTACCTCAAGAGGAATGCTTAATGTCTGACGAACCTTTTAGCCTGGAGCAGCTTTATCAGGCGGTCGAGCAACACTTGTCGACCCATCTTCCGGGGGTTCAGACAGTGAGTGCCTGGCCGAACATCCAGGACCGCATCGCGTTGCCGGCGGTGTTTCTGGAGCTGGCGGAGATTGAACCAGGAGCCGACATCGGCACGGGCGAAACCACGTTGGTGTGCAAGTTCGAGGCGCGCATCATCGTTGACCCGATCCAGCCTCTTCATCAGCAGCAGGCCGTGCAGTTGGCCACCCAGCTCGCCGTGATACTGCGGGCACAGACCTGGGGGCTCGAGGTCGAGCCGGCAGAATTCGTTCAGGCTCTGCAGGACTGGACCCAGTCGGCATTGGATGGCTACACCGTCTGGCTGGTGGAATGGACGCAGCAGGTATACCTCGGCGTTGAAGAGTGGCCTTGGCCTGATCAGCCACCGGGCATGCTCTTGTTTGGGTTTAACGATGACGTCAAACCGGACTTTGTGCCGGCGGAGGCCATGTGAGCGGCTACGCAAGCGCCCAGCATGACCGCATGCTCGCCGGGGTAATCAAGGCTTGTTATGTGGTGGCGGTCGACCTGAGCGCCTCGCCGCCGGTGTGCCGCGTCTCGGATGGCGAGTGGATCAGCGCCTGGGTGCGCTGGCACAGCCTCGCCGCCGGCAAGGCCAGGCACTGGCGGGCTCCGTCCATGGGCGAGCAGGGCGCGTTGGTCAGTGCCAGCGGTGACGTGGCACAAGGCACGTTCATCCCTGGCTTGTATGGCAATGCCGGCCCACCTCCGGATAACCGCGACCATGTCGAGGTCTGGCGATTTGAGGATGGCGGCTCGCTGATCTACGACTGGCAGGCCAAGAGCTACAGCATCAGCCTGCCGAGCGGCACGGTGACCATCAAAGTCGGCAGCACGGAAGCGGTCATAACCGATAGCGCCGTCACCGTAACCACCGGCAACATCAACCTGAAAGCGGCGGTGACCATCGACGGCGCGTTACACGTCACGCAGGACATCACCAGTGCCGGCGCGATCATCGACGCCGGAGGCAACAGCAACCACCACACGCATTAATTTCAACCCACGACAGCCTGCCCAGTGCGGGCTTTTTCATGCCTGGAGAAAACATGGCCAAGTTCGAAAACCCCGTCGCCCAAGAGCCTACGGCCGCTGAGCCAATGGCGGATCGGAAGCTGACATTCAGTGACCAGCTGTACACGTCGCGCACGCTGATCATTCCGCCCAGTGGCCGAACGTTGTCGCTGGCCAAGGGCGTTGTACAGGTCCTGGCCTCCGATACCGAAGCGGTTAGCTTCCTGAAGGCAAGTGAAGAGTTTGAGCTGCTGAAGGAGTGATTTAGATGATCGGAATGGACCGCCATACAGGCCTGCTTATTTCCGGCATCGAGCATCTGCGGCAGTCCATTGCGGACATCTTGGGCACGCCGCTGGGGAGTCGCCGATACCGGCCCGAGTACGGCAGCACGATCCGGCGCTTTGTGGACATGCCGGTTAACGAAGGTTGGAAAAGTGCGGTACAGGCCGAGGTAGCCAGGGCGTTGGGACGCTGGGAGCCGCGCTTGCGGCTGGAGCGCGTGCGCGTGCTGTCCGTTCTGAATGGGGCAATCAATATTCAAATTAGCGGCGAATACCTCGGCGAAGGTGTCTTGCTGGAGGTGAGTGTATGAGCGTCGTCAACCTGTCGGCGCTGCCGGCGCCGGATGTGCTGGAGCCTCTGGATTTTGAGGACATCTATCAGGAGGTTCTGGCCGATTTTCGTTTTCAGATGGGCGATAACTGGACGGCATTGCTTGAGTCCGACCCGGTTGTAAAGCTGCTGGAGGTGGCGGCCTATCAGAAGCTGATGAGCCGGGCGCGGATCAACGACGCGGCAAAGGCCAGTTTGTTGGCCTATGCGCGGGGCACGGATCTGGACAACCGAGCGGCTGACTACGGTGTCGAGCGATTAACGATCACCGAAGCGGACCCCGATGCGATTCCGCCGATTCCGAAGGTGATGGAAAAGGACGACGCGCTGCTGTACCGCACTCAGCTTTCTCTTGAGGGGTTGTCGGTGGCGGGCAGTCGCGGCGCGTATGAGTTTCACGGCCTGAGCGCGTCGGCCAATGTGGCCAACGTTTCGGTGGACTCCCCAACTTTCAAGGCGGCGGAGATCAGCCAGGCGTTGCGCGATCAGTTGCCCGCCGGGGCGATCGTGCTGGTGTGCGATTACGCGGCCGGCCTGAGCAATCCATTGCCGGGTGATGTGTCGTTAGCGGTGCTGCCGACCCTTGAAAGCACCGTCGAGCCGGCGGCCCTGGTGGCCACGGTGCAAGCGGCGCTATCGGCCGAGGATGTGCGGCCTATCACGGACCGGCCGCGCAGCCAGTTAGGGCAGCCGAGCAACTTTAGCATCGTCGCTGCACTGGAACTTCTAGACGGACCCTCCTCGGTGGTCGTGCTGGCGGCGGCCAATGCCGCTTTGGCGACGGCGGTGGCGGCGGCACGAGAGTTAGAGGGGGAAATGTCGCTGTCGGCGATCTATGCCGCCTTGCACGTTTCGGGTGTGCGCCGGGTGGTACTGACGCAGCCCACGGCGGATGTGATTTGCGATAAGCGGTATTACCCGAACTGCACCTCGATCACGGTCACCGGAGCGGTCGTCCCATGAGCCGGCTATTACCGCTGAACAGCACGCCGCTGGAGCGTGCGCTGGCCACGGCCTGTGACCTGGGGATCGACCCGGGAATCATCCGGGGTGTGGCCGACTCGGCGCGCTGCCCGGTGGACTTCTTGCCCTGGTTAGCCTGGGCGATGTCGGTCGAAGGCTGGGAGGCCGCCGAAACCGAAGAGCAGCAACGCGCCCTGATTCGCGAGTCGATTCCGGTACACAAGCGTAAGGGCACGGTCGGCGCGGTGCGCCGCGTGCTGAAAGCGGTCGGGGTGAAAGCAGAATTCAAGGAGTGGACGCAAACCCCGGGCGCGGTGCCGTACACCTTCCAGCTGATCGCTTGGGCCAACGACAACCGGGGCGGCGAAGGGTCGATTCTGTCCCCGCAACTGTTCGAACGTCTGCGCGCCCTGGTCGATGCCACGAAGAACGAGCGCAGCCACTACGCGCTCAAGGTTGGCGCACGGTTTGACGGTGGTCTGCGCTTGGCCAATGCCAGCCAGGCACGCCAGCTGCAGCGCCTGACGCTGGAGGCCCAAGGCGTGCCAATGGATACCGCCGAGCAAGCCCTGGGGCTGGCCAACGCGTCCAGCGTCCGCTGTGTGATTCATCAAAGCGCCGATCTGTTAGGCGTTCCTATCCATGCAGAGCAGGGCTTTGCGGTCGCTAACGCGCACCGTACCCGAATCGTTGTTCGCGCCACTATGGAGGCCGTTCTCGTATGACTACCCCGTTACAACCCCTGATCACCAAGGCTGGGTTGGCCGCCATTTGGCGAGCCGACAACACCGGTGTAGCGGCCGAAATCACCCACATCGTGTTGGGCACCACCGGCTATACCCCGGCCAATACACAGACCGCATTGCGCACCCAAGTGGGCAAATACGCCATTTCCGATGGCCAGCGCCTGAGTGACAGCCTGATTCACATCACGGCGGTGGCCGACGATGCCAAGGCCTTTTGGGTCCGTGAGGTCGGTTTTCTGCTGTCGGACGGCACGCTGTTGGCGGTCTGGTCGCACCCCACCGAGGCGCTGACTTACAAGTCGGACAAAGCTGAGTTGCTACTGGCCTACGACCTGTCGCTGGCCGCGTTGCCGGCGAACAGCGTCACCATCACCTCGACCGGTGCGGGTTTGAACCTGACGCTGTCGGCCGAACTGGCCGCCCTGGCGACGGCGCAAATTGCGGCCCAGCTACGCAGCGTCAAGTTCCAAGACACGCTAGACGATCAGGCCAAGCTGAACCAGTTGGAAGGTCAACAAATCCTCAACCTGATGGACCGAATGCGGACTGTCGAACAGCGCCAGGACACGGACCGTGACGGCCTGTTGACCGCCATCGCTGCCAATGCCACCGGGTTAATTACCCTGCAAACCCTTTTCTCTAAAATCACCCTTGGAGTTTGAGTCGTATGAGTCTCGAATCGCAGATTGCCGATCTGGTATCGGCCACCAATAGCCTGATTGGCGCTTTCAACACCAAAAAAGCTGGCATTGACGCGGCTGTTGCTGCGGCTATTGCTGCGGTGCCGGAAATGAACAAGGTCTGGTATGTCGACCAGATCAATGGGCTTGATTCAAACGCAGGCACCCCCTCTGCGCCGTTCAAGAGCATCAACAAAGCGGTGTCGTCTACCCCCGCTACGGGTGTCTGTAACGTTTACCTGGAGAACGATTACAGCTTTGATTCAGTTGTGTCCGTGAGCTGTTTGTATGTGCTGGTCTATGGACATAAAGCAGCCACTACCGGAGTCACACCAAAGCTCAAGGCAAAATATGCGCAGATCAACAACTCTGACGGTACGGTGACAACCACGCTCAATGGTTTCAACCTCTACGCTCAGGGCGCGAACGTCGAGCTGCGAAACTGCGACCTTGTTCTGCCCAGCGCAGCAGGGGTTAATCCGGCGCCATCGAATACGCGCTTGTGTAGCTTCATCAAAACCAATGCGGGCTCCAGTGTGCCGCCAAGTATCGGTGTGTCGCTTGAGATCGTGAACGTGACCAAGGCCGCCGACTTCTTTGGCCGCCTTATCGGCCTGTCGACGTCGACCCTATCACTGGCCTGTTACGGGACAACCTTTCCGAGTGATTTTGCCGGGTTGTACGTCAACAACGCGGCCGCTGGAGCCACAACAGTCAGCATTCCTAACATCACCTCTAACCTTTCGACCCTTTGAGGAGCGAGCATGCAAACGCAAAGTCTCAACATCGTTCACGGCGGCCAAAGCTATGTCGGCTTCATTTTTTCTGAGCTGCCACTGGTGGCTGCATTAGAAGCGGCGTGTCAGCAAATTGATAAAGCCGCTGATACTGCCCGTTATAGCGTGCTGGGTGACTCGCTGCGCGCCCTGGAGTATGAGCGTGCGTCGGTCGAGGCCAAGGCCTTCGCCGCTGCGGGCTATGCCGGCGACATGCCGCCCTCGGTGCAGTCCTGGGCCGAGGCCGCCGAGCTGGAGCCACAAGCGGCAGCCGACAGCATCATCACCGAGGCCGACGCCTGGCAAGCGGCGTTGTATGCGATCCGCGCGGCTCGCCTCAAGGGCAAGCAACGGGTGCTCAAGGCCGCCAGTCACGACGCCGCCGAGGCGCTGGCTGACACCGCAATCGCCGACATCCGCGAATGCATCGCCGGGGTCGGCAACGCTGTCTAACCCCTGATAAAACCGCCTTGAGCGCCCGCATTGTCGGGGCGTGTTTGTTTGTGCAGAAGACCGCGCCGGGCGCGGTCTTCTGCTTTCTGGAGATTGAGCCTTATGAGTTTC